AAAGAATGCTTTCACTGCCGTGCAGATGGAAGTGTTAAAACTCCTAGATCCATTTGTCAAATTGATTGGTGACCAATCAACAGGATTCAAAGGTGCTGGAGTTGCGGCCAAAGTAGTCATAGATGCATTTGTGTTCCTAGCGGGTCTCAAAGTTGCAGAAATGATTATAGGTATTGCAGAAGCCTGCATTGCCTTAAAAGAAGCCCTATATGGTGTTGCGGCCGCAGAAGCTGTGGCAACAGGTGGCATATCAACCCTAGTGGGCATGGGTGTTAAATTGGCAGTAGCGGCCGCGGCCGCGCTAGGTGTTGCAGTGGCTACAGATCAAATTGCCTCAAGCACAGACAAGGCCACTGATGCGGTTAATAAAAATACAGATGCCCAGAAAAAGAACAATGAAGAATTAAAGAACAAGAAACAGCCTTTCATGACCGAAGGCAATCTTAACCCTGGCGCAGGTGCAGAAGCCAGCTTGAAGAATCAATATGCACAACTACAATTAAACAATAAACTGGCCTTAGATAGACTAGATCTTGAACGCCAATTAGTAGGTGAAACAGAAGCCACACGTGCCAGCAAGTTAGCAGAATTTGATGCAGATGCGGCCTATCAAAAGAAAGTTCTAGAATTCCAAGGTCAGATCAAGAAACTGCAAGCTGAACAGGCCAACACTAGAGGTGGTGGTAATTTTGGTGGACAGATAGCCATCCTACAACAGGAACTAAAAGAATATCAAAGCCAAGCAGATGCTGTCAAGGCCAAGACCAAGGCTCTTACTGATGCCAAGGTTGAAGAACAAGCCGCGCTTGAAGTGCAAAAAGCTGAAAAGAAAATGATGGTTGAATTGGCCAACCTCCAAGATGAATACTATCAATATGGCATGACAGCTGATGAGAAAAAGCTAGAAGCTCTTAAGAAACAGTATAACCAAGCTCTTGAAAATGTCAAGTTGGCACTACAACCTAAGTTTGGCGCTGGCTATGATGTAACATCAACAGATGAATACAAAGATGCACAGGCCAAACTAAATGACCAATTAAAATTGAATGAAGAGCAGATGAAGAAAAACATCGCTCAAAGCCGTGACTTTGCCACAGCTTGGAATGGTGCTATCAAACAGTATCAAGATGATGCCACCAATGGTGCCAAGATCGCAGATTCAGCATTCAAGTCATTTACCACAAACACAGAAAACCTATTAGAAAGCATGGTTACCAAAGGCAAGTTTACCTTCCAAGATTTCTCCAATGCTATTATTACAGACATCATCAAGATGGAGATCAAGGCCGCAACATCAAGCCTATTCTCTATGTTTGGCACACTAGGTGGATCAAGTGGTGGTGGTATCCTAAGTAGCCTATTCAGTGGTGGACATGCCATGGGTGGATCAATTCCTAGCGGACAGTTTGGCCTAGTAGGTGAACAAGGTCCTGAATTGGTCAAAGGTCCAGCCGCAGTGATGAACAACAATCAAACAATGGATGCACTAGGTGGACAACAAAACCATACCTATAACATCAACGCTATTGATGCCAAATCAGTAGCACAACTATTCGCAGAAAACCGCATGACCATGTTTGCCATGACAGAACAGGCTAGACGTGAATTGCCAATGAGGACAAGATAATGGGTTTACAGACAATCATCAACCATTGCGAAACTCTTAACATAGACCGCCGTCGTGTTATGGGTGTGCAATACACTAGATCAGAGATCGCCAAGATCAGCGAAACACCAACACGCAATCCATGGCGCTTGAATCTAGAAATATCAGCTGGCCTACAATACAGCACCAACCGTGCCCTATTAGAAAGCATTGACTATCTAGATCGCAAGCACACAGAAGATGTCAGCTTTGGTGTTGCTGGTGGTGCAAGTCCTGGTCTAAGTTTTATCTTTGCCTATCAAGGTGGTCTTAATCAAAGCCAACTTAATGGTATCACAGTGGCCAGTTTCTCAGGTAATCAATTGACACTTAATTTGCCTAACACAATCACAGGTGCTGGCACAGTCCTATTCCAAAGCGGTGATTTACTACAGATCCAAGGTAGTCCATATCCTTTCTCAGTGCTAGGACCAGCAACTGCATCAGGTAGTTCACCTACGCTAGGTCCAGTTACCTATGGTCAAGCACAGGTAGTTGGCGGACAAACACAGGTCACACTAACAACACATCGTCCTAATTTTATCACTGCCACAGTAGCAGGACAGGGAATCAACGTAGGCAATGCCTGCATATTCCGTGTGTTTTGTCCTAACATGCCAACATACAAATTGAATCGTGGTGGACCAGATGCTTATATTTCATGGACCAGCGGATTCCAACTATATGAATATCTAGGAGATGCCTAATGACGTATTTTACAGCAGGTATTGATGCCGCACTGGCCAGCAATCAGATCACTGATGCTGAATTCATCCGTGTGACAGTTTACAATCCCAGCTTGTCATCACCAACTACCTATTGCCTAAGTTCTAGCTATAAAAAAGAAACATTTTCAGGCAATGACTTTATTGACAGTTTTGTGCCTCTAGGAGGCCTAGTCAGCATTAGTGGACATCAGCGTGATCTAAGTCCAACCAGTTATGACACACAGATCACCCTAATTGGTATAGATCAAACAAGAATCAAAGATATTCTTGAAGTAGGTTGGAATGGTGATATTCCTCAGACCTATCATGCGGGTCTAAAAGGATCCAAGATCGAGATATGGCGTGGCTTTTATGACACAAGATATAACCTAATAGACACACCACAGTTGAGATACACAGGTATTGTTACCAGCTATCACATCAATGAAGATCGTCAAATGCAAATTGACACCTTCACCTTAACCCTACAATGCTCTAGCTATAAGACTGTGTTAGAAAATCGCTTTGCAGGCCGACACACAAATGGAGTCAGTTGGAATACCATTGGGCAAACCACAGTGGCACCCAACTATGATTCGAATGGCAATCCACAGAATTCAGCTTATGACACAGGCATGGATCGTGTGCAGGCCATACACAACACTACATTTAACTTTGGATTACCGGTATCATCATGAAAATAAGAACTGCTACCTCTGCTGATACAGAAGCAATTATTCTAATGCTTGAACACTACAAGTTGGCCAGTCCACTTGAACTACACAAGACCACAGGTGATGCTACTGCTAGGATCATATTAGATACCATATTCAAAGACGATAGAGGTATCATATTCCTAGCTGAAAAAGATCAACAGGTAGTTGGTATGTTGATTGCTATCAAGAATATCAACATGTGGAACAAAGATGCATTCTGCATGAATGAATTGGCCTATTGGGTAGAACCTGAACATAGAGGAAGCTCAGCTGGTTATAGACTGTTAAAGGCCTATTCAGATGCAGGCCTAATGATGAAACAAGCTGGTGAGATAGAATATTTTACTATCAGCAAGATGGTAACAAGCCCAGACCTAAACTATAAAATATTTGGGTTTAATAAATTAGAAGAAACATGGAGTAATTAATGCCAGCCGCCCTTATAGCACCCTTATTAGTAGATGCAGGATGGAGCACATTCGCAGTAGCGGCCACGACCTTTGCCATACGTTTGGCAACCACATTGGCCATTGCTTCATTATTACAACCTAAACCACCCACAGTTGGATCAGGAACTCCTGGTGGCGAATTACAGTTAGGACCAGCAACAGATAACAAACTGCCTGTGGTCTATGGCACAGCCTATGTAAGTCCTATCATAGTAGATGCTATCCTATCAACAGATCAACAGACCATTTGGTATGTGTTGGCATTCAGTGAAACTACTCCTGGCACAGTTAGCTTTGAAGAAATTTGGTATGATGGCAAACTCTTGATGTTTGATCCTACCAATCCTAATGAAATCGTAGGTTGGTGGACACGCCCTAAAAAGAATTCAAAGATAGGTGGGGTTATTGAACAAGGACCAGCAGGATCAGTTGGTATGTATTTCTACAACAATGGATCCAACCAAACTGGCACACAGCACAGAACATTTGGTCTTCCTGGATCAACCTATGGCACAGGATCTAGCTATGTGGATGGTGGACTAAAAACCACAGATGTCACAGCTATTTCAGTTTTACAAGATGGCAGGATTCCTGGCACACTACAATGGACAGCCAATGACAAGATGACCAACTGTGTGTTTGCCATCCTACGTTTAAACTATAATCCCAACAACGGTGTGCATGGTCTAGGACAAATGACAGCCAAGTTGGTTAACACGCTAAACGCACCAGGTGATGTAATCAAAGACTATTTGACCAACACTACCTATGGCTGTTCAGTGCCTTTGGCCAATGTCAATACTGATAGTCTAACACGCCTTAACACAATTGGTGCGGCACCTTTAGATATTGTAGACACAGAAGGCAACACAGTGACCAATACCTTTACCTATGAACTAAATGGTATTGTTGATACCACACAAGATTGCCTAACTAATCTAGACAACATGGCACAAAGCTGTGACAGCTGGATCCAATGGGATGAAAGATTAGCCCAATGGGGTGTTATAGCCAATCAAAGTCTACTGCAATCTGGATTAACCACATCTACTATTACAGTGGTCACAGCAGATCAGATCCTAGGTGGTATCAATCTAGTGCCAACAGATTTGAAAGCCAGTGCTAACAAGATCACAGTCAGCTTCCCTAATGCAGATATCATAGGTCAAACAGACTATAGATATTATTGGTTAGAATCAGAATTTAAATCACCTAACGAACCTGAAAACAACATAGACATCAACTATCCTTTCTGTAATAATTCAATCCAAGGAACTTATCTAGGTTATCGCAAACTATGGATGAGCAGAGAAGATGTTGTAATCAATTTCTCTATGGATTATTCAGGTATCCATATCAATGCAGGTGACATAATCGCGGTTAACCATGAATGGTATGGTTGGGGTCCTGGTGCTTACAATGGTGAAGTATTCCCAGGCAAACCATTCCGTGTTACACAGATTAAAGAAGCCAAAGATGACAAGGGATTCCTAAGTGTCTTGATTACAGCGGTCAGCTATAATGACAGCATCTACACCACAACCAATCCGCACTATTATACACCTGATGAGTTTGGGCTCCTAACAGCCACAAACTATATCAGCCAACCTGATGCACCTATCATTACACAGGTCAATACCTCTACCAACACATTCGTAGTGCAGGGCAATATTCCACAATATGGCAATGTGTTAGGCATGGAGTTTTGGTATAGCGTAACAGTTCCTGACTGGGTTAATAACAATTATACCCTACTATCAACACAATACTATGCAGTTCCAGGAAGAGGAACTGTTTATCCACACTATCAAACAGATAGCGTTACACCATTCTATGAACAGACTGTGGCAGTAAATCTTCCCCCTGGTGATTATTATTTCAAGACCCGCGCAGTAGGTCCAAATACTACATCAGATTTCTCAGATGCGAGTGACTACAATGGCTAATCGTGCATTTCATTGGACACCTACAGGTGTTGGCGGAGTTGTTAACGGAACACAACTTCTTGATGGATCAATTGGTGGTAGTAAAATTATCGCTGGTAATCCTACAACACAAGGAACTCCATCTTCAAATGGATTTTTTGATAACCTAGGTAAAATTGCTCTAGGTGGTCTAGGTCTAGCCGCAGGTTATGCCTTGTTAAACTACACAGGTTTCAATCCGTTTGGTAGTGGACAGTCAACCAAAGGTGGCGGTAGTGGTGATGATGGTATCCTAGTTAATCCAGATCAGAAACCCCAGCTTGATGCATCAGCCATTCCCGTAGATGATAACTATCAGCCAGTGCAGACAGCAGATGCTGGATCTTCTATGATTCTAGTAGACACAACACCACCACAACCAGATCCTGTGCAGGTAGCCAGCAATGATGGATTTGACACAGGCGGTGATGGTTATGCAGAGGCTTAAATTATGACAACTACAGTAAAATATCCAGGTTTTTCAAATACAGCTACAATTATTAGCGGAGGAACATCAACACAGTCCAGCATAATGGATCCTACCGTTAGCTTGCGTGACAGCTCTGGTAATGTAGTAAACACCAGTCAAGTAGATCCTAACACTCGTCAAGCCATAATTGCCAGCACACTTACAAATGGTGCACAGAATCTAACAGGACAATATAACGGTGGTCAAGGTTATCCAGTTACACTAGGTCAACCAACTACCTTGCACGTAGGCGGAAGTAGTTTGGCAACTGCAAAAACAGTTACAAAGATTGTTGCAGGAGAAGGCATTTATATATCTAATCCCAATGGTCAGGGTGTTGTTACAATATCAACACAACCAATTCGCACTTATATTAGCACATCTACTCTGTTTGATATCGCTTGGACCAAACAAGAAGGTGTCCCTCCAGATGCGGCTACAGGTGAATTCCTAGCCACAGGTAAAGATGGCACACTTATGCGCTCACGTGATGGGCACAATTGGGT